CGACCACGACGTGTCAATTGACCAACAGCGTTCGCTTCGCGTTCGATTTGGAACAATAGACCCTTGAATTTTTCAACAGACCAACGACCGTTAGAGTCAACGTCCAAGTCGAAAGTACCAGCAGTAGCAGTACCAACTTGAGCACCAGCCTTAGCAGTCTTGTACACAGTGCGAACAACTTCGCGGTTGATTTCAGTCAAGATTTCTGCAGACAAGATGTTAGACAATTCGCCTTCAGCGTCCAAACCATGCACAGACTTCATGTCTTGTGCTAGTTCGATAGAGTATTCTGCCTTCAAAGCACGAGTCTTTGCAGTAACAGAAGTCTTCTCGATAGAGAATGCCATTTGACCGAATGAACCGTCACCAGAACCACCTTGACCCAAACGCTCAGCAGCGTCAGTAGCCAAACCAGAACCAGTAGTCATGTTGCCTACGTCTGTAACAGAACCAGCGTGAGTGCCAGTACCAGAGTAGTCAGTGTCAGCTTCGTTGAACAAAGCCTCAGTACCACCCATAGAACCGTAGCGAGACTTCATTGCGAAGATCAAGCCAGTTGGTTGAGTCATTGGTTGAACGCCAGCGATGTCATAGGCGATCAATTGTGGCATTGCACGGCGAACCAAGCTGATCAAAACTGGGTCAAACTTAGCGAAACCGCCAGTGTCACCATAAGAACCAACAGCGTTAGTTGGTGCAGTTTCAAACAATGCTTCGCGTTGCTTAGCCATTTCGCGTTCTTGGTTTTCCAATAGAACGGCAGTAACTTCCTTACGGTAGTTGTCTTTGATTGGGGATGCTTCTGCGTGCTCTAGAATCGGAGCCCACTTTTTCATCAAGTCTTGACGAGTAGTCATTTTGCGTTTCCTTTAAAATTAACGTTTGTTGAGTGCTTGTAGATACTTTGCCATAGTTGGATCAACTGTCTTAACAGCTTCTTCAGTTAGGCTCTCTACTGGAGTGTCAGTAACAACAGAAGAAACTTCTGATACGACTGACTTGGTAGTGAAGTAATTTTCACGGATAGTTTTTACTTTAGAAGTAAAAGTTTCTTCAGACTCGAATGATAGTTCTTCTACTAGACCCAAGAACTTTTCGCTCTCAGTAGCAGACAAACCTTCACCGATAGTCTTAACGATGTCGATACGCTTTTGTTCAGCAAGAGACTTGCTCAACTCAACGTTAGTAGCGACTTGTTCATTAAGTTTGGCTTCTAGATCAGCAACCTTCTCTTCCATCTCACCAAGAATGTCGAAACGTTCTTCTGGGACTTCGATATAGTGCTCTTCAAATAAGCCCTTCAATCCAGAAACAAAACCTTCTAGAATTTCAGACTTCATACCGTTCTCAAGGGCGATTTCATTATTTGCGATCCACTGCTCGGCAATATAGCCAAGATATCCATCAACTTGCTCAACAAGACCCTCTACATTCTTTTCAGTTGCTTCTTGCAACTTAGATTCGAATTCTTCTTCCATGCGTGCTACTTCAGATTTAACGCGAGCCATCACAGCTGCTTCAAAAATAGTAGTCGCTTTATCTTTAAATTCTTCAGACAATTCTTCACCATTGAATAGTGCGTCCATGTCTTCTTTGACAGCGTTACCCTTACGGATAGAAGATTGATCACCGTTCTTTGGGTTCATAGAACCGCTTGGTGCTTCTTCAGCTGGCTTTTGTGTATCAACGTTGTTGCGTGCATTGTCAGGGTTCTGTACAATAGCAGCAGGGGCAACAGCGTCACCTTTAGATGGGTTAGTCTGGTCACCTGCATCTGCGCCAGCAGTTACATCTTTAGCGCCAGTTTCTGTGCCGTCTGGTTTAACCTTTTCTTCGCTGATCTGTTCTGCCAATTTAGCAGCTTTAGATTCAGCTAGAAGTTCGGCGATTTTTTGTTCGATTGACATCGTTTTGTTCTCCTAACTTGGATAGTTCTATTAGATTATTTATTATTTATCTGATTTTACTCAGGAAATTTTGGAAAGCTAAAACTTTAGCTTCTTGTAGATTACGAGAAGATGCTCTCTTAACGAAAGCCTTAGCTTCATCAATATCTCTTTCCACGTAGTGTCCATTAACAAACACCCATTCCTTACCTTCCATAATGCCTCTTACGAATGCATCTGGAGCAGATGGGTCAGCAACGATGTCAGCTGCAGTGGACAACATGAAATCGTCTTGAACAACTTGAACGCCCTCTTTGTTCATTTGAAGAGAGCCCAGTGCTCGACTAGAAACACCAAGGTTAGCGCCACCGTCTAGAAGACCTTTAGCGATTTGTCCCATTGGAGTGTCTAGAATCTTTGCTCTACCGATGTAGTTGGTGCCTTCTTTACGAAGAGAAGTGATCAAGTGAGAAACGCGATCCAAGTTAATGGATGGAGTATCTGGGTGACCTAGTTCTCCGTACGCACGGTTCTTCATCACGTAGTTTTCATTGTAACGTTGTACTTCAGCATCCATAACTTGTTCTGGATACATACGACCGTTACGATTCTTTAATTCTGATTGCAAGAAAACGCCTTCAATGAAGTACTCTTTTTTCTTGCCTAGTTTTTCTTCTACGATAACATTAGTTGTATCGAAGACTTCTTTGATTAGTCTCATTATGCACCCACCTGTGTAACATCGTCGTAGATAGAGAATTGTGCAGTTTCAACCTTAGTTGCATAACCACCAACTTTACGTAGTGTTAGATACACATGAGCTTCTGCGCCAGAAATAGTAACAACGATGTCACTAGTGTTTTCTTGTGTATCAACATAGCCGATGTCGTTTAGGATTAGCTTACCGCTATTCTCTGGTGCCAATGCTAGAACTGGAACTGCATTGCGAGTGATAGTCACTGCAGAGTTCAATAGACCAGCTTGCGCAACGCCAACGATATTGACTGTTTGTGTTGCACCATCAAGGGCTTGTGTTGTTGTAGCCAAGCAGTCTGTTTGTAGATCAATGGTAGCAGAACCTGCAGTACCACCAACCTTGACGATAGTCTCTTGGTTAGTATTCTTAATAATTGTCTTTGTGACAGCCATTTTTATTCCTTAATTTTCTCTAGTACATGAATAAAGTTCTCTTTATTTTCTCTCATGTACTCAACAATTTCTTGTTGGTTTTGTAATAAGTTATTTAGGATGTCTTGAGTCTCTTCGCTAATTGCTACAATTGACTCGTCGGTTAGTACGTAGTGTATCTTACCTTCGACGATCTTATCAAGTTTGTTAAGAGAACGAATAGATTGAACCACTGGGTCCACACTAAACATGTTAGAAGAAGCAAGTTGGAGGTATGTTTCGATTAACGTATCTGTGACTTTAACGTCATGGTGTTCACGAATGATATTAGCAAACGTGGTATCAGATAATTCTTCGTATAGTTGTTTTGATACTTGCTCTTCTAATTGATGCGCAGTGTGTTCTTGTTTAATGTGTGCTCTTGCTTCTTCTAAGCTAGTGAATTGAGTTTGCTTACGATCAACCAAAATGGAACCATCTGCCATCTGTTCAATGAGATGGCTATAAGAACGGATGGATGCAGCGCACCCTTCTGCTCTTAATGTTTTGGTGAAAGTGCTGTAATTCATTCTGCTGGAGTTTCAGTTTGGGCTTCAACAGCTGGTGCTGCTTCTGGTGTCTTAAACATGTTTTGTGCAACACCAACGCGCATGTCATCTAGTTTTGCGGAGATTTTCTCTGCAAGACCAGCATTGAATGCTGATTCGATTTCCATTGCATCGCCAGAGCGAATTGCGTTGATTAGATTTTTAGCCAAGTCTGACATAATAACTCCTTACTTTTGATTTGTTTTTGCAGGTGCTGAGTTGTTTGGAACTTCTTGAGCACCCTGCTCCAATGCGTCTGGAGCGTTTTGTTGTAGGTAATTTTGCTGAGCAGCTTGTGTTGCGCCAGCCATAGTACCCTGATGTTCAGCATGACCGATGTAGTCTTCAGATTCTTTGTTAATCTGTTTCGCGATCATTTCGATATCGTCTTGAGTCTGCATCAATACGTTCTTCTTGATCCAGTCAAGAGAGTAGAACTTACCGATGTAAGGCTCTGCTAGTTGCAACAACTGTAGACGTTGTGTTAGCAACTCAGCATCTTTTAGTTCAGAGTAGTGGTTATCTTCTAGGTAGTCGAAACGAATGAATTGACGTAGGTCTTCCCACTCTTCTAGTTTGATAACGTTCTTAGCAACCAACTGAACCTTCAGCGTTTCCAAGAATAACACTGCAAACTTCTTACGAAGACGTACAATGAACTTGTTGAACTTAACTTCATCGCGGCTAATCTCATTGGAACGACCAATAGAGAAACCTTGTTGCTGTTGCATACGGCTAACAGGAACGTTCAATGCGTGGTATAGTTTGTTTTGGAAGTATTCAATATCTTGAATCTCACCCAAGTTTTGACCGCCTGGAAGTGTAGTGATTTCTGTACCTTTACCACCTTCACGGCGTGGCATCCAGAAGTCTTCCATCATTGACAAGTGGCGGCGATCGTCACGAGTTTCACCAGTGGTAGCATCATAAACAATCTTGTTACGGAACTTGTTCATGATATCAGAAACGTATTGTTCTGCTTTTAGCTTAGGTAGGTTACCAACGTCAATATAGAAAATACGGCGTTCAGGCGCACGTGAAATACGATAGATGACTAGGGCATCTTCGATCATCTTTAGTTGGTTAACTGGCTTGATTGCCTTATGTAGATAAGACATTGCCATGCCTGTGTTCTGATCAATGTAACCAGATGGGGCATATAGAACAGAGTCGATTGAAAGTTTGACACCTTGTGTAGACTGCTCAGTAATACCTTTGTCGTTATACAGGTAAAACTCTTCGATAGTCTTGATGACTTCAACTCCAGCAGGAGTCTTTTCTTTCTTGATGTTCTTAATCTTGCGGATCTTACGAGGGTCAATGTAACGTAGTTCTACGATACCTTGCTTGACATTCTTCTCGTCGATTAGAATTTGGTAATACAAACGTCCGTCGATGTACCAAGTTCTGAAAATTTCGTGAGCACGTTCGCCAAACTTCAACAGGCGAAGCACTTCATCAAACTCATCACGAATTTTAGATTTGATTGAGTCGGAAACCTTTAGGTCATCCAATACAATCTCAACTGGTCGTTGTTCTTCATGTGCAACGATTGCTTCATTGACGATGTCTTCAATGGCACCATCACAATCACTGTATTGCGAAACCTCACGATAACGACGGATTAGGTCGTTTTCGTTTTTAACAACTGTATCAAGGTCGACAACTAGACCATAATACCCACCAGCATTTACGCCAGTGTTAATTATGGTCGAGCCATCAGCCGCAGAAGGTGGCACAACGGACACCAACTGCGGTTCGTCTTTTTTACGCTTTATCTCAAAGCCAAATAGCTGCATTATATAACCTTCGTTAAATTAGACTGGGAAAGTACCGATAGGAGTATCGATACCAACGCTAACGCCGAAGCCAGAAGAGGCACCAGTATTAGAAGTGAAGAAGTTGTATACGAATTCAACGTCGAATTGTTCGATCGCGTTTTGTTGTTCGTAGTCCAACGTGATAGCGCCGATGTTAGTCGGGAACGCATCAGTAAATTTATATGTCTTGATAGACGCGCCGTTACGGTCAAGCTGGTGAACAGACAAGTCAACTTGATAGTCAGTAGGGTTAGTACGACCGTTAGTTGTATTGTATTGTTGGATACCAGACTGCCATTGTTCTAGAGCGTTACGAATGTTGAAAGTCGTATCGTTATAGATGGAAACTGTCCATGGTTGGAATGAACGCTCACCAGCAAAGTTAACAGGACGACCACGATATGGAACTGAAATAGTTTCAATTGTAGAAGCTGGTAGTGAAGCCGCACGGCATAGGAACTGTGCTCTTTGTCCAGCGATAACGCCTAGTGTAACGAATGACGGGAATGTTAACTCAACACGGAATTGGTTGGGACGTGCGCCACCACCAATCATCTGTGCTTTAAAGTCAGCAATATTTGCCATTTAATTCTCCTTGTTCTTATCTTTATTTATTCGTTGTAGATGGGGTGGATTTTCATCCACCCCTTTCTAATTAACCGCCAACTTCAGTAAAGTTGATCGATGTACGTGCAGCAACGAAGTTCAAAGTAATGAAGTTGATAGAACGAGTTGGCTTGACAAAGATGTCAGCAACGAATTCGTTACGATCAATAACTTCACCACTGTTGTTAGATTCATCACACTTGACCAAGAAGTCTGTGATACCACGACGACCTTGAACGTCACGTAGGAACGGTTCGATCAAGTTCTTGAACTGAGCGCGAGTGAAAGGATCGTTGAATTCAAACAACTGATACTTAGCGGCAGTAGCGATAGATTTCTCTAGAACGATGAACAAGCGACGAACGTTGATACGGTCAAACGCAGATGGCTTAGTCAACAATGTCTTGTCACCGAATAGAACAGTACCCTGACCTGGGAATGTTACAACTGGGTTAACAGCATTCTTGTACAACAAGTCGCGCATTGTTTGATTTGGGTTAGTAGACAAACGAACAACGTTCTTGATTTGACCACGGTTCAAACCACCTGGAGACCACCATGGATCGTTAGTGTAGTCAGTACGAGCACATAGACCAGCGATGTCGCCGTTCATTGGAACCCAACGATACACGTCATTGTAACGATCGTATTGGTACTTGTAACCAGAGTCAAGAACAGTATAAGAGTTGCTGTTCAACTGATCACGGTATGCAATAACTTTGTTAATCGCAGCAGAGCCGTCACCGATGATAACTTCACCAGTGCTGACATCTTCTGGAGATGCAAACAACACAGCGTCTAGACGCTCAAGAGCAACGTTATCGATGATGTGGTTAACAACAGTAGTGTTAGCCTTACCAGCCATGATCAACGCGATGTCATACAATGTTGCGTTAGCGAACAATGAGTATGCAGCTTGACGTTGTCCATCAGTAGTTGTCTCGTCATCGAAACCACCAGATAGTGATTGTGACAATGGAGCAGTCATAGAGTAGAAGTGTGTACCTGCTACAACAGAACCCCAGTTAGTTTCATTTTCAGCGATTTCGTCAGTGTGGTCAGTCCACCACAACCACTCAGAACGAGAGTTAATCACGTCTTTGTAGTAGTTGTTTGCACCGTCTGGCTTCTTAGAGTCAGATGCCTTAGATACGAAAGCGTACTTTTCTAGAACAGAGTTCTCTAGACCAGAGATGAAACCATCTTCGTCGATAACGATGATGTGTAGTTCGTCATTAGTACCACCAACGCGAGCAGCTTGATCAGAAGTTCCAGGTGCTGCGTCGAATTCGTTCTTATATTCCCAAGTGTCGAATGTGTTAGCATCAGCCATGGAAACTTTTAGAGTGTTACCCAATTTTCCTGGGTACTTAGCAGCCCACTCACCAACAACACCACCACCGTTAATAAAGTTAGCAGAGTAGAATTGTCCGTTAAGGATAGCAACACCAGCAGTAGAAAT